AATGGTTCGCCCACAGCATTAGCTCAATGGCGCATGTTACCAGTAAGATAGTGAACGTCAGCACGTGAAAAAGCGCGCCACTTGCGTGGCGCGCCCCTGTTGCCCTACGTTAGACTACGCAGCCTTCGCTTGCTTGACTACGGCAGCCTTCGCCTTCGCCTTCGCAATCGCAGCCTTGTCCTTGGCAGCCTTCTCCTTCGCCTTCGCCAGCGCTGCATCCGATTCCGCCGCAGCTTTTTCCTGTTCGCGGTACGCTTCGAGCTTCGTAAACAGCGCATGCGCACGTTCGCATTCTGCGCGCAGTTCCGCCAGCATGGCAGGTTCGATGCCATCGAGTGGAGCCTTGTCGATGTACGTAAACATCGATTCAAGCTTAACGCTGAACGTGCGTAGATACACGCCCGGCGGAATTTTTTGCGATTCCCGCGTGGCAGACTTGAATCCGGTCCCTTCCTTGTTGCGTAGGCCACCGTACGTTTCGATCAACCATGCACGAGCGAAAGCATATTGATCGGTATTTTTGTTGTCCTTGGTCTTGTCCTCGCTTCGCGTGCGCAATTCCCGCATGAATGCTGAGTGCACAGGATAGAAATCGGCCGCCATGTATTCCGCCTTGCTGGGGTACACAGCCTGCAATTCCACGATAACCTTGCTGCGCATCGTGCCGAAAACCTTGTTGATGGTCTTGGCATGCTTGACCGCAACACTGATTGCGGATTGGACAGCGAGCGAAACAGCGCTTTGCTTATTTGCCATGATGAATCTCCAATGAAGTGTAAAACGTTAGTGGTCGTTTGTTCTGGCCACGATTGAATCATAGCATCTAAATAGGACAATGTGCAATGAACAGCAGCAATCGTGAAAGTATTTTAAAGGTAGCATTTAAAATGTCCGCTATTAGTCCAGGCAATGCGCATCTACTTTGGCACGATGTAGTGCCCCATAACGTTAGGAGTCCCTTTCTCAAAAGAGGGTAGGGGCAAGGGGTTTTGCTGGGCGCGTGCCAGCTCTTGATTTGCCCATGTCACGCTCAAATTTTCCCAATTTCTACGCTTATACCCTCCCCTTGCTCCTGAGTATTTCTCATGAAATTATGAGATTTTCTTGACTTTTACCCCAAATACCCTTACTTTTACCCCCATGACCGCCCTTCGAAAAATTTGCTCCTGCACCACGTGCCCCTCTTTGGGTAAACCACAGGAGGTATCCAAGTTTGGCAAGAACACCACCTCGCCTGATGGCCTGCACTGGTACTGTCGAGTGTGCAACAATGCCAAGCAGCGGGAGTGGAAGCTGGCCAACCCGGAGAAGGTGCGCGAGTGGAAACAGCGCTACATCGCCAAGAACAGGGCGAAGAATAGCGCTCGCCACCCCCGGCAGATGGAACTGGATCTGAAATGAACGAGGAAGAGCTAAAGGAAGCCCTCGGCACCGCACTCGTGGGCGCTGCGGAAGCAAAGACACTGGCGTTCATCAAATCCGACCCGTCTCTTCTTGGCTGGCCCCCGGCGCTACCGATTGAATTGGCGATGGGCGAGAGCAGCCCGCGTGAGATCTGCGAGAGCTATAACATCAGCAAGGAACGGTTCGTAGAGTTCACCAAGAATTCAGTCTTTCAAAAGGCATTCGCGGATGCGCGCGAGATGCTGCAGAAGGACGGCATGGCGTTCAAGGCCAAGGCCCGCATGCAGGCCGAGGCACTGCTGCCAGAGTCGTGGAGGTTGATCCACAGTCTCCATACCCCGGCGAACGTGAAAGCGAAGCTGATCGAAGCCACGTGGCGGGTGGCAGGCTTCGAACCGAAGGAGACTGACCGCGTTATGGGCAGTAATCTCCAGATCAACATCAACCTCGCTTAGAGAATGGAGTACACCATGCCCGGTCTAATATCTTTGCTGATTACGCTGCTGATTGTCGGACTGATCGTCTGGTTCGCGTTTTGGATCATCGACATGATGCCGCTACCTGACCCACCGAAAACGATTGTGAAGGTTGTCGTTGGTCTGATCGTGTTGTTGTATCTGCTTGGCTTGCTGGCAGGAGTTGCACCGTACCCAACGCATTTCTATCGAGGATAGGACATAAAAATGGACGCAGAATACATTGCCGCATTCGCTGAAATCAAAGCACTGATCGCCGCGCTCGCCGTCGAGATCCAAGGACTCAAGGGCGGCAGTGGGGGCAACGCTGGCCCGATTCCCACCGGGCACGGTACGGCGCATGCACCGCCGCAGGTGTTCCACGGCTTCGATACGGCCGACGCCGACTGGTCACAGTGGACCGACTTGGTTGGGGACAAGCGATACTTCAACAAGGATTACTGGTTCTACGGCTTGCCGGGCGCGCAGAAGGGCGTCGAGCTAGGGCTGTGGGGCGCGGGCAATACCATGATGGCATTGATGGGCGGCAATGAAAAGACCCGGCACTTCAAGATCATCACGCTCATGAATCCGCAGCCGGAAGGTGGTCACTGGCTGCTCGCTGTCAAATCCGCTGGTGACATCGGATGGATCGACGCTTCACAGTTTGTGGTCGATATGGCAGCAAGCAATGCCGCAGCAGAGGCAGCATGGGAGGCAGCAGGATGCCCATCGCAGGATGCACAAGGCAGGCTCATCGATGCCGGTAAGTACGTGCTCGACCAGCATGGCAATCCGATGACACAAGCGGATGTACAAGGGCAGTTCAAAGTAGGTCCGTAAAGGGTAAATACTGATGGCGTTCATTGACTACAAGCCCCCGGCGACGATCAAGAAGTTCATTCGGCACTACATGCCGGGGCGCTTGTTCAGTGATTGGGTCATCGGGCCGGTGGGCAGCGGGAAAACCACCGGCATTTTTTTCAAGCTGGTCTACATGGCCACGCTGCAGGCCATCTCACCGATCACCAAGAAGCGGCATGTGCGCGCAGTCATCGTGCGCAACACGATGCCGCAGTTGGTGGACACGACGATCTCCTCGTGGATGTATTGGTTCAAGCCGGGCGAGGCTGGCACATGGGAAGTCACCAATAAGCGCTTCGTGCTCCGCTTCGCCGACGTAGAGTGCGAGGTGCTGTTCCGCGCGCTCGATACGGAAGAGGACGTGGCGCGCGTGCTCTCGCTCGAAGCGACGTTCATTCTGATCGATGAGTTCGTGCAGATCCCGAAGAAGATCGTGGAAGCGCTGGCCGCGCGCTGCGGACGCTACCCACCGACCAAGGACGGCGGCGCGACCAATTGGGGCATGTGGGGGTCATCCAACCCCGGCAACGAGGACGACTGGTGGCATGAAGCGCTGGCCGAAGCGGATCAGGCCGATGCGACCGAGATGGAGCAGGAAGTACGGTCCAACGAACGCCTACTCGCGGGCAAGGCGGCCAACAGCACGTGGACTTACTTCGAGCAGCCATCGGGCTTCTCGGATGAAGCGGAAAACACCGACAATCTGCCGGGCAAGACGGCGTATTACACGTCACTGGCGCAGGACAAGTCAGAGCACTGGGTCAAGCAGTTCATCGAGGTCGAGTGGGGCTATTCGCTCGCTGGCAAGCCAGTCATTTCGACGTTCAACTCAGCCATCCACATCGCCAAGACGCGGCTCATGTTCAATCCGAAGATGCGGCTCGTCGGCGGCCTCGATCCCGGCATGAATACCGCGATGCTCTTCGGCCAGCAAGACCATTTTGGCCGATTATTGGTACTTTCAGAGCTTGTAACCCGTGATTATGGGGCAAAACGCTTCATTTCCGACAAGCTAAAACCGCATCTCAGGCAGGTGTTTCCGAACGCCGATTTCCTGATTTCGCCCGATCCGGCCGCGAAACAGCGGGCGCAAACGGACGAATCGACGGTAATTGACGTGTTTTCCAAACATTTCAGAGTGAAAGTAGCGACCGATAACAACCAGTTGCCCGGTCGCATCGATGCCATCGAGCACTTCACCACCAGACTCACTGAGAATGGCCCGGCGCTGCTCATTGATCCCTCTTGCCGTGTGACCATTCGTGCACTGCGTAGTGGTTGGCGGTATAGTACCAACACCAAGGGTGACACGGCCGAGACTCCGATGAAGAACATCTACTCTCATCCGGGGGATGCGTTCTCGTACCTGTGTCAGCACTTCTTCGTGGACAGCGAGCGCAGCATCAAGCGCAAGAATCGTCAGCCGAGTCGCCCTGATGTGAATATCTACAACCAGCGCTAGGACACGATATGGACCCGGTAGCACAACCAGTCGCGTCGATGCCACCGCCGCAGCCAGTGATGCCCTCGGATGCGGTCAGCGCGCCCGCTCTGCTGCAGCCGGTCCCCATCGATCACCAGAAGCTCAAGGCGCTCGGTGTGCGTCTGGTAGCGGATTTCAAGACATACGAGAATCACCGCAAGCTCGCGGAGCTACGCTGGACGCGTAACTTGCGTCAGTTCCTCGGTGAGTACGATCCGGATATTTCGAAGCAACTTGACACCAACAGATCACGAGCCTACCCACGGTTGACTCGCGTCAAGGTCGTGTCGATGGTGGCGCGGCTGATGAATCTGCTCTTCCCCACGACGGAGAAGAATTGGGGCATCGGCCCATCACCGATTCCGAACCTCTCGATGGAAGATCTGCAGACTGTGCTGCAGCAGGCGCAGGCGGGCGCGCAGCAGGCGCAGAAGCAACTCACCGATGCGGTGATCGAGGCAGCGGTCAAGGCGTTCGCGCAGACGCGCGCAAGCTCGCTGGAAACGGAGATCGAGGATCAGTTGGAAGAGATCGGCGGCAGCCGCAGTCTGTCGATGGTGGCGCTCGCGCGCAAGGTGCTGTTCTCCGGTGTGCTGTATGGGCTGGGCGTGCTCAAGGGGCCGTTCGTGCGCCCGCAGAAGCAGCGCAAGTGGCAGCTTGATCCAACGACCGGGCAGTACGCGCCGCAGGAGTACACCGCGTTCCGGCCGCAGTTCGAGTTCGTGCCGGTGTGGGACTACTACCCGGATATGACGGCCAAGCACATCGATCAAATGGATGGCCAGTTTCATCGGCTCGTGCACTCGAAAACGCAACTGCGCGAGTTGGCAGATCGCCCCGATTTCTTCGGTGACGTGATCTTGGCGTACATGGCGCGCATGCCCAAGGGCAACTGGAAGGAGCGCACGTACGAGTCAGAGTTGCGAACCATCGGCGTGCAGAGCGCGGTCAATGTGCTCTCCAGCAGCAAGTTCGAGATCATCGTGTGGGATGGCATCGTCTCCAGTCAGCAGTTGAAGGAAGCCAATATCGAGTTGCCGCAGAATCTGTCGAAGGACATGGCGGAAGCGTCGATCTGGATGCTCGATGGTGAGATCATCAAGTGCGACATCTCACCGTGGGTCGAGTTGGAACCGAACCTGCGGGTGAAGATGTACCATCACTTCATCTACGAAGAGGACGACAGTTCGCTCCTTGGCAATGGCCTGCCGAACATCATGCGCGACTCGCAGATGGGCATGGCAGCGGCGACCCGCATGATGATGGACAACGCGTCGATCACGTGTGGTCCGCAACTCGTGGTCAACACCGAACTGCTACGAGACGACGTGGATGAGAGAAACGTCACGCCATACAAGATGTGGTTTCGAGAAGGCACCGGCAGCGAGGCGCAACTGGATGTGGTGAAGAACATCCAGATCGACAATCACATCCCCGATCTGAAATCGGTGATCGAGATGCATCAGGGCTTCGCCGACATGGAGACGTTCGTCAACGCTGGTACGGGTGGCGATATGCAGAAGCTCCCCAGCGAGCCGTTCCGCTCGGCTGCGGGCGCGTCGATGATGAAGGGTGATCTCGCGCTGCCGTTCAAGGATACGGTGCGCAATTTCGACAATTTCACGATCTCATACATCTCGTCGCTGATCCTGTTCAACAAGCACTTCAATCCGGACCCGGAAGTGCAGGGCGATTTCTCACCGATTGCGCGCGGCTCCACGTCGCTCATGGCGAAAGAAGTGCGCGGCATCGCGCTCGATATGCTGGGGCAATCGTTGCAGCCAGAGGAACGGGCGTACGTGAAGTGGCACAAGTTGCTGCAGGAGAAGATGAAGGTCCGCGACATCGACGTAGATGGCGTCGTGGTCACGGATGACGAAGCAGATTCTATCGATCAGGCAGCGCAGGCGAAGTCGCAGCAGGACGCGCAGGACATGGCAGAGTTGCTGAAGGCAGAGGTGCGCAAGCTGTTGGCGGATGCTACGAAATCGCTGTCGGCATCGGACAGGAACGCCGCAGCGGGCGAGGCAGAGACGTTCAATGCAATCCTTGGAGGACTCGAAAGTGGCGTTACCCCAACCGACGTACACGCAGCGCGGGCAGGTGCAGGAATACCGGAGCCGATTGCACGCGGCTTCCGGCGAACCAGCGGTACAGACGCTCCTCCTCCTGCTGGAAATTCATCTGGAAAAGCTGCGTAGCAAGGCGCTTACGGTAGACAAGGAAGAGTTGCACAAGCTGCAGGGTGAGGCGGCAGGGTACATGCAGGTGTACAAGTGGGTGATGGAGAAGCTAGATCCAAAAGTTGACAACACGGCAGCACCAAGACTATAAGGCACATCATGGCTATCAAAGAAACGACACCAGTTGCACCCGCTGCACCAGCAGTGGCACCAGTGGCGGCGAGCACGCTACCGGAAGATGACTTCGATGCGGTGTTCGATGCCATCACTACCTCCGAACAAATGACTGCCGCCGCTCCGGAGTCTGCCCCTGCACCTGCTGCGCCGACTCCTCCCCCGGTCGCAGCAGCCACGGAGACTCCTGCCACTCCTGCAGCAGAGGCACCTGCCGCTCCGGAAGCGGCGGCACCTGTCACCCCACCGGAAGGTGAGGAAGAAGAGATCGACTGGAAGGCCCGCTTTGAGGCATTGGAAGCGAAAGCTACGGCCGACGCTGCCGCTGCCAAGGCTGCAGCGGCTGTCGCTCCCGCTCCTGCTCCTGCGGCTGAAGCGGCGGCAGCGCCAGCCACCCCACCTGCGGCGGAAGGCCCGGTGTGGTACGTGCCCTCGGACGATGAGAAAGCTATCCTCGCGGCGCATGAAGAACAGTGGCCCGACATCTCCAAGGCCGAAGCGGTGCGCACCAAGCAGGCGGTGTACAACGCGGTGCAGTATGTGTTCTCACAGATGAAACGGACATACGACCCTGTGCTTGACAGGTTCGGTGCACTGTCCGATGCTATCGAATCGCAACTCACGTTGACTATGCTGGAGAAAGACCACAGCGACTATGAGTCAATCCGTGATAAGGTAGCGGAATGGGTTGACACTCTTCCGGCATTCGCAAAAGCAGGCGCGAAAGCCACAATGAAAGACGGCACGCCCGAAGAAGTTTCGGAGCTTGTCACGGAATACAAAAAGGCACACCCGGTGACGGCAGCAGCAACACCAGTTGCAACACCGGCAGCAGTCAAGGCCGAACTCTCACCTGCAGCCAAGAAAGCGGCGAGCAAGTTGACAGTGGTCGATTCTAAACGCACTACGATGAGCGCAGCGCCAGATCCCAACGATTTTGATGCAGCATGGGCCGAAGCGTCAGGCACCAAGTAGAGCACTGAACAGCCACTTCCAAGGAGCCGTCATGGCACAAGTCGTACAGTATGGTGACATCTCTCCGCGTACCGCCGCGTACGTGGTCAAGGAACTGCTCAAGCGCGCGATGCCCTACATGGTCATCGAGCGTTTCGGACAGGCGTATCCGATCCCCCTCAACAGTACGCGTACGGCGAAGTTCCGGCGTTACTTCCTGACCGGCGCAACCGGCTCGGCAGGTAACGGCAATCCGGCCAACCCGTTCTTCACGCCGCTGTCTCTCACGCCGCTGGTTGAAGGTGTGACGCCCGCCGGTCTGCGCCTGTCGTTCCAAGATTACACGGTGCAGTTGAACCAGTACGGCGACTACATCAACATCACGGACGTGGTGGAAGATACCCACGAAGATCCGATTCTCTCGGAAGCCACGCAGATTCTGTCGGAATCGGCTGCGCAGACGTTCGAGGCGGTGCGCTACAACGTG